TTGTCCGCGAGCGTTGAGGCCTTTGTCAGCCCGCTGACCCATGAGGAGCGGCTGGCGCTGCTGCAGGACTGGCAGAGCTGGGCGCGGCCCGAGCAATTGCCGCCACCGGGGGACTGGACCACCTGGCTGATGCTGGGCGGGCGCGGTTCGGGCAAGACCCGCGCCGGGGCCGAATGGGTGCGCCGGCTGGCCGCCGAGGGCGTCACGCCCATCGCACTGGTGGGCCAGACCATCAGCGAGGCGATGGCAGTGATGGTCAAGGGCGAGAGCGGGCTGCTGGCCGTCTCCCCCGAGGCCGAGCGCCCGAAGCTGAGCGGGCAGATGCTGACCTGGCCCAATGGCGTCGAGGCGCAGTTGATGACGGCGAGCGACCCCGACCGCTTTCGCGGGCCGCAATTTGCCGCTGCCTGGTGCGACGAGGTGGCCAAATGGCCCGATGCCGAGGCGGCCTGGGACATGCTGCAGTTTTCGCTGCGGCTGGGACCGCAGCCGCGCCAGCTGGCAACGACGACGCCGCGGCCGATCCCGCTGCTCAAGCGGTTGCTGGCCGACCCGCACACGGCGACGAGCCGCATGCGGACCGACGACAACCGGCAGCTGGCGCCGGGCTTTTTGAGGGCCGTGGTCGGCCGCTATCGCGGCTCGGTGCTGGGGCGGCAGGAACTCGACGGCGAGCTGATCGAGGACAATCCCGACGCGCTCTGGCAGCGCAGCATGTTCCGCCGGGCCGATGATGAGGTGCCGGGCCGCGTGGTGGTGGCGGTCGACCCGCCGGTGACCGGCGGGCTGCGCTCGGATGCCTGCGGCATCATCGTCGTGGGCCGGACGGAAGCGGGCGCCGTGGTGCTCGAGGATGTGACGCTGCAGCCGGCGAGCCCGATGGGCTGGGCGCGGCGCGCCGTCGCCGCCTTCCACCGGCACGGCGCCGACTGCCTCGTGGTCGAGGTCAACCAGGGCGGCGACATGGTCAAGACCATCATCGCCCAGGTGGATGCCAATGTGCCGGTGCGCGCCGTGCGCGCCAATCGCGGCAAGTGGCTGCGGGCCGAGCCGGTGGCAACGCTTTATGCGCAGGGCCGGGTGACGCATGTGGCCGGGCTCACCGCGCTGGAAGACGAAATGTGCGCCTTCGGCTCGGATGGCCGCAGCGACGGCCACTCGCCCGACCGCGTCGACGCGCTGGTCTGGGCCCTGACCGAGCTGTTGCTCGGGGCGAGCGAACCGAGGGTGCGGATGGTGTGAGGGGGGGCAGGGTTGCGCCCCCTCCACCACCCTTCGGGTGGTCCCCCTCCCCCGCGCTGCGGGGGAGGATCACCGACTGAAACGCCGGCCTTTCCTGATCCTCTCCTGCGCAGCGGGGGAGGGGGACCGGCGCAGCCGGTGGAGGGGGCGACAACAGGAGACACGGATGCCGAACTGGTTGAGCCGCCTCGCGGGGCCGGTGGAGAAGAAGGCTGCGCCGCAGTCGCTGGTGACGATCACCAGCCTGGGCGAAGCGAACTGGGGGCGGCGTGGCTTTGCGGCGCTCTCGGCCGAGGGGTTTTTGAAAAACCCCATCGTGCATCGCTGCGTGCGGATGATCGCCGAGGCGGCCATCTCGGTGCCGCTGGCGGCCGAGGAGGGCGGCAAGCGGCTCGATACGCATCCGGCGCTGGCCCTCCTGGCCCGCCCCAATCCGCGCCAGTCGGGCGCCGAACTGTTCGAGGCCCTGTTTGCCTATCTGCTGACGGCGGGCAATGCCTTTCTCGAAGCGGTGCCGGTAGAGGGCGAAATCCGCGGGCTCTATGGGCTGCGGCCCGACCGGATGAAGGTGGTGCCCGGTCGCGACGGCTGGCCGGTGGCCTATCAGTACACGGTGGGCGGCGCGACGCGCAGCCTGGCGCAGGCAGCCGAGCCGATCCCGCGCGTGCTGCATCTGGGGCTGTTCCACCCGCTCGATGACCATTACGGCTTTGCCCCGCTGGAGGCTTGCCAGCAGTCGATCGCCATCTTCAATGCGGCGGCGGCCTGGAACAAGGCACTGCTCGACAATGCGGCGCGGCCCTCCGGCGCGCTGGTCTATTCGGTGCAGAACGGCCAGCTGACGCCGGAGCAGTTTGCCCGGCTCAAGGACGAGCTGGAGCGCGGCTTTGCCGGCGCCGCCAATGCCGGGCGGCCCATGGTGCTCGAAGGCGGGCTGGACTGGAAGACCATCGCGCTTTCGCCGCGCGACATGGATTTTATTGAACTCAAGAACGGCGCGGCGCGCGAAATCGCCCTGGCGCTGGGCGTGCCGCCCATGCTGCTGGGCATTCCGGGCGACAATACCTATGCCAATCTCGCCGAGGCCAACCGCGCCTTCTGGCGCCAGACGGTGGTGCCGCTGGTGCGGCGCGTGGCCGATGATCTCGGCTTCTGGCTGGCGCCGGCCTTTGGCGGGGGGCTGAGCCTCGTGCCCGATCTCGACCGCGTCGAGGCCCTGGCCGAAGACCGCGCCGCGCTCTGGGCCCGGGTGGGAGCGGCTGATTTCCTGACCGATGCCGAGAAGCGGAGCCTGCTGGGGGTCGGGGGGTAGGAGCCCCCACCCCAACGTTTCAAGGCTCGTCATCCACGGGCTTGACCCGTGGACCCATCTTGAGCGGCGAGATTGCCTCGGTTCTCGGGTCGCTTTGCGCCCGAGAATGACGAGCCGTTGTGGGGAAGGAGCGCAACACGGGTGGAGCGAACGGCGCTATCGCGTCGACCAGCCGCGGGCACCACGGGGCACGCCGACCGGCGGGTCGTTCGGCTCGTCGGGGATGGTGAAAATCGGCCCGAAGCGATATTGCTGGGACTGTACTATCAAGGTGCTCGGAATAGAAAATGAACCGATAGACGTTCAGCTGCGTGTTATCGGACTTTTCGATTCGACTTACCGAAGAGATTGATCGATGAAAAGAAGAACCAGGCATGAGGATATTCAGTCTGGCGACATCATCTTCGGCCTCGCCGAGGGGGGGCAGGAGAAGATCCTGCTCGTCACAGCGGTCCATGACGGGCGGATCGAGACGCGCCACATCACCACCCAGACGAGGGTCACGTTCTTGCCGGACGGAACATCGCTGCCGGCATGGGACGGCGGCACCTGCAGGATCGCATCCGTCGCGCCGCTCTCGCCCGAGCAACACGCAGCGGCGCTCAGTCTCGATCACAAGATCCGGACGACGACGAGGAGTGACGATTTTCGGCTCACGGATCCGGAGAAACGACTGCTGCGCGACGCGGTGCCCTACTTCACGGCACATCCGCTCCCGGAGAGTTAAGGACGGGGCGTGCCGCCCTCTTGGTCCGCCATCCACGAGCTCGAGCCGCGGACGAGGCCAAGGCGAAATAGAGCGCGGTCGGCAGAGCATCAAGTGAGCAGACGGGGGCGGTCAAGCTTGAGCTTTGTCAGATGACGATAGTCCAGAACGTCTTCATCACCGATGCAGCCCGGCAGGTTATCGACACGCGCAAGTCATTGTTCAATCTGCGCAAGAGCGACACATTTGCGCTGGTCTACGAGTCCAGCTTTAAAAATCCTGACGGGACGACCGTTGCGGGATTCGTTCCAGGATATGCGATCTATTCCTGGCCGCTTGACTATATCGGCCCGAGCTGGGTGGTGGTTCGACTGGCGCATGGCACCGAGTTCCACTTGATGCCCATGTTCAGCTGGAGCGCCGACGAGCGCTACGTCATGGACCTTGTCAGCCTGCAGCACGAGATCTTCTCCATCGTGCCGGTAGCGCGCTAGCCGATCTCGACCGCGTCGAGGCCCTGGCCGAAGACCGCGCCGCGCTCTGGGCGCGGGTGGGAGCGGCTGATTTCCTGACCGATGCCGAGAAGCGGAGCCTGCTGGGGGTCGGGGGGTAGGGGCCCCACCCGCAACGTTTCAAGGCTCGTCATCCACGGGCTTGACCCGTGGACCCATCTTGAGCGGCGAGATTGCCTGGGTTCTCGGGTCGCTTTGCGCCCGAGAATGACGAGCCGTTGGGGAGGGAGCGCAACACGGATGGAGCGAACGACGCTGTCGCGTCGACCAGCCGCGGGCACCACGCGGTACGCCGACCGGCGGGCAGTGGGTGGACGATGTTACGCGGGTCGCAGCGGGAGGGCCAAGATGCGATGGCTTCAGCGCCGGGTGTCAGAATGGCGGGTCGTTTGGATCGTCGGGGATGATGAGCATCGATCGGCTGAACTTGTGCTGGGCGTGCGCGATAAAGTATCTTGAAATCCAGCAATACAGTCCGGCGGAGCAGCTGAAAATAATGCGCGACTTCGATCCAAAGGCTTTTAAGTGAGGGGAAACTGTTGATGCTGCACAGCAATCGCCTCCTCGACGCCGTGAAAGTCGGCGATGTTGTCTTCGGCGTGGCAGGGGGCGGGCAGAAGAAGATTCTGCTCGTCATTGAGGCCGACGCCGAGGGCTTCGTGGCGCGCCATGTGACCAGCCAGGCCCTGGTCGCGTTCGGCCGTGACGGACGGTCGCGGCAGGCGCCAAACGGCGGGAGTTGCGTGATCACCTCGACAGCAAGACTGCCGCGAGATGCGTATGAAACGGCTGTTGGACTGGACCGCAAGATGCAACAGGCGCGCCAGCACCCGGACTTCGTCCTGAGCCGTGCCGAGGTTCAACTGATCCTACACGCCGAGGAATTCTTCGAAGCGCATCCTTTGCCGGATCGGTGATCGAGGAGCCTGTCATGACGGGCGAGCAAGAGAGGCTGCGCGCCGTGCTGCAAACCGAATGGGACCCGATCGGAGTTGCGGGCGTGCAGGAGGCTTCGGATGAGTATGACCGCTACCTGCCGGCAATCATCGGGCTGTTGGATCGAGGTGCATCGGCGCGAGTGCTTGCCGATCACCTGCTGTCGATTGAGCGTGACAGGATGGGAGCGCAGGGCGACGCCGACCGCGCTGAACGGGTCGCGCGCCGCCTGACGGCCACCGCGTCTTCGCGCTAGCGCCAACACGACGTCAACTTCGTGCCGAGACAGCGTCCCCCGACCATCCCAGACGGATGGGCGGTGGTTCGGCACGTCCATAGGAAAGGGACCGATGATGGACGACCTCACCAAGACCGTGATCACGCGGGGCGACCTGGCGCATCTGGCGCTGTTTCTGTGGGCCAGCGGGGCGAGTGCGCTGCTGGTGTTCGCGCTGCGCGAACTGGCGGCGGCAAACCGGCGCTTCGAGGATTTCGTCAAGGAAATCAGCAGTCTCAACCGGCTGTTCCAGCACAAGGACTAGCAAGATGAAACCGACCTCGGATGAGGCCCGGCAGGTGTTTCGGCAGTTCGCCTGGCACCTGGCGGGCAAGCTCGTGCAGCCGCGCCCGGCGGGTCCGGCCGGCACCACGCGCCGGCCCGGCAAGGCGGCGCGCCGATGACGGGGCTGCCCATCGACGCGGAGGGGCGCTTTGCCGGCTATGCCAGCCGCTTCGGCCAGATGGACGAGGGCGGCGACATGGCGATGCCGGGCGCCTTCGCGCAGAGCCTCGCGCAGCGCGGCGCCGCAGGGATCCGCATGCTGTTCCAGCACGACCCCAAGGAGCCGGTGGGGCTGTGGGACACCATTGCCGAGGACGGCGCCGGGCTCTGGGTCGAGGGCCGGCTGGTGCCCGGCGTGCCGCGGGCGGAAGCCTTGCGCGCACTGATTGCGCGCGGCGCGCTGGACGGGCTCTCGATCGGCTTTCGCACGGTGCGCGCCACCCGCGAGCCGCGCGGCGGCACCCGAAAACTCTGGCAGATCGACCTCTGGGAAGTGTCGATCGTCACCTTCCCCATGCTCGCCAGCGCCCGCATCGCGGCGGGCTGGGCAAGCCAACTGGATGGCCGCCTCGGGGCGGCCATTTCGCTTCTGCGACAGAAAGGATCGAAATGACCGAGATCGAAACCAAGGCCACCGCGCCGGGCGACATCAATGGGCTGTTTGCCGAGTTCATGGGCGCCTTCGAGGAGTTCAAGCGCAGCAATGACGAGCGCCTCGGGGCACTGGAAAAGCGTGGCTCGGCCGATGTGCTGACCGAGGACAAGCTCAAGCGCCTCGACGCCGTGCTCGACGGCACCAAGGCCAGCCTCGACCGCCTGGCGCTCGAACGCAGCCGGCCGCAGCTGGAGGCGGGCCGGCCGCAGGACGCCGATGAATACAAGGACGCCTTCGCCGCCTATGTGAAGCGCGGCGAGGAAAAGGCGCTCTCGATCGGCTCGAACCCGGATGGCGGCTATCTGGTGCCCAGCCAGACCGAGAGCGAGATCCTGACGCGGCTGACCAGCATCTCGCCGATCCGCGCCATTGCCTCGGTGCGGCAGGTGTCGAGCGCGCTCTACAAGAAGCCGGTGACGCTGAGCGGCCCGGCGGTGGGCTGGGTGGCCGAGACCGCAGCCCGCTCGCAGACGGCGAGCCAGACCATCGACCTGATCGATTTCCCGACGGCCGAACTCTACGCCATGCCGGCGGCCACCAGCGCCTTTCTCGACGATGCGGCGGTGGATGTGGGCCAGTGGATCGCCGACGAGGTCAACACCGCCTTTGCCGAGCAGGAGACGGCGGCCTTCGTTTCGGGCGACGGCAGCAACAAGCCCAAGGGCTTTCTCGCCGAGGCCAAGGTGGCCGAAAGCGCCTGGGCCTGGGACAAGCTGGGCTATCTCGCCACCGGCGTTTCCGCCGACTGGCCGGCGGCCGACCCCTCGGACCTCTTGATCGATCTGGTCTACACGCTCAAGGCCGGCTACCGGCAGAATGCGGGCTGGGTGATGAACCGGCGCAGCCAGGCGGCGATCCGCAAGTTCAAGGATGGCGACGGCAATTATCTGTGGCAGCCGGCGACGCAGGCGGGCGGCAAGGCGAGCCTGCTCGGCTTTGCCCTGACCGAGGCGGAGGACATGCCCGATATCGGGGCGGGGAGCTTCCCCATCGCCTTCGGCGACTTCCGCCGCGGCTATCTGGTGGTCGACCGGCAGGGGGTGAACGTGCTGCGCGACCCGTTCAGCGCCAAGCCCTATGTGCTGTTCTACACCACCAAGCGCGTCGGCGGCGGCGTGCAGGATTTTGACGCCATCAAGCTGCTGAAGTTCGCGGCGAGCTGAGCAGGGGGCTGGTCGGTCGTTCGTCGTCCTTAATTGGCGCGAAACGGCGGCGAGTTGCGCCCCCTCCACCGGCTGCGCCGGTCCCCCTCCCCCGTAAACGGGGGAGGATCAGCTGCGGCACGATCTCTCGTAATCCTCCCCTGCGCAGCGGGGGAGGGGGACCACGCGTGAGCGTGGTGGAGGGGGCGCGCCGCTCCAATCCAGGTGAGCAAAGATGATTTCCTACCTTCTCGCGGGGCCCGCGGAGGAGCCGATGACGCTTGCCGATGCGCGGGCGTTTCTGCGGCTCGACGACACGGCCGAGGATGGCCTCTTGACCACGCTGATCGCCACGGCGCGGCTGCATGTGGAGGCCGTCACCGGCCGCGCCATGCTCGACCAGAGCTGGCGGCTGGTGCTCGACGACTGGCCGGCGAGGCGCTCGCTCGCGCTGCCGGTGGGGCCGGTGCAAAGCCTTCTGGCGGTGACGGCCTTCGATCTCGACGACGAGCCCCATGCGCTCGACCCGGCCCAGTTCGTGCTGCAGGCCGGGCATCTGCTGTTGCCACAGGCGCTGGGCGCGCCGGCCCTGCGCAAGAGGCTGGGGCTCGAGATCGACTATGTCGCCGGCTATGGCAGCGACCCGGCCCAGGTGCCGGCCGACCTGCGGCACGCCGCGCTGGTGCTGGTGGCGCATTGGTTCGAGCATCGCGACGCGGTGATCGCGGCGGGGGCAGGGGCAGTGGTGCCGCCGGGCTTTGACCGGCTGACCGCGCCCTATCGCCGGGTGGCGCTGTGACCCGGACGCCCTTCATCGGCGGGTTGGGCGACCGCGTCGAGCTGCAGCGCAAGACCGTGCTGAGCGAGGACGAGGGCGGCCATGCCGTGCTCTTTGTGCCGGCCGGCACGCTCTGGGCCCGGGTGCGGGCGCTGGGCGCCAGCCGGCGCCTCGCGGCCGATGGGCGGGGTGTCGAGGCCAGCCATTCTGTGGTGATCCGGCATCGCAGCGGCGTGGCGCCGGGCGACCGGTTCCTGTTCGATGGGCGCAAGCTCGAAGTGGTTTCGACCGAGCCGATCGGCGGCCGCAGGCATTTTCTCGGCTGCCGCTGCCTTGAGCGGAGGACGACGGGATGAGCCATCCGATCACGGCACTGCAGGCCATGTTGGTGGCCGCTTTGCGGGCCGATGCGGCGCTGGCCGATGTGCCGGTGTTCGACGCGCCGCCGCTGGACGTCGCGCCGCCTTATTGCGCGATTTCACGCCATGACGTGGCGCCGCGCGATGGCGATGCGGCCCCCGGGCACGAGCACCGCCTGTCCATCCATTGCTGGGCCGACACGCCCAGCCGCAAGGCGGCGCTGGCGCTGGCCGAGCGGGTGGAAGCGGCGCTGACGGCGCTGCCGGCGGGCGCGCTGGTGGTGACGCACTGGACGCTCGAGCGCACCGAGACGGCGATCGATGCCGACACCGGGCTGGCGCGTGCGGCGGTGGTGCTGCGGGTGATGAGCGAGGCGGCGGTTTAGTCGCCCCTCATCCGGCCGCTGCGCGGCCACCCTCTCCCCCGAGGGGCGAGGGACCGACTGAGAATTCCGGGCATCGAGGAGAAGACAATGACAGCCCAGAGTGGCAAGGACATGCTGTTAAAGCTCGACCAGAGCGGGTCGGGGAGCTTTGTGACGGTGGCGGGGTTGCGCACCAAGACGCTGGCCTTCAATGCCGCGCCGATCGACGTGACCGACGCCGAAAGCGCCGGACGCTGGCGCGAACTGCTGGCCGGCGGCGGGGTCAAGCGCGCTTCGGTTTCGGGATCGGGCATCTTCAAGGATGCGGCGAGCGACGCGCTGATCCGGCAGATTTTCTTTGCCGGCACGATCCGCACCTGGCAGCTGATCCTGCCCGACTTCGGCACGGTGGAAGGCCCGTTCCAGATCGTGGCGCTGGAATTTGCCGCCGATCACGCCGGCGAGGTGACGTTCGAGCTGGCGCTGGAAAGTGCAGGGGAAGTGGGGTTCAGCGGAGACTAGGCGCCGGCCTTGATCCGGTCACGGGCGGCGGCCGCGAGGAAGGCGGATCGGGTGACACCACGCTGCCGGGCGGCGTCGTCGATTTCGGCGAGCAGCCCCGCGTCGAGCGAGATGTTGGCGCGAGCCGGCTTGCCCGTGTCGATGAGCAGGGGCACGGAGGCCAGCACGGCGCCAGAGCGCAGGGCCTCGGCGACATCGGGCTGCTGGCGCAGGGCCTCGACCGACCGTGCCGGGGGCGCGCGACGTCCATCCGCCAGTTCGTCGGCGACCCATTCGGCCAGAGCATCGGCAGCGGCGCTGAGCAGGTCCTCCTGCGTGTCTGCCATGGCGGTGCAGCCCGGGGCATCGGGGAAGCTGATGCCATAGGCGCCTGCCTCGCCATCGATGAGAGCAACATATCGCGCCATGTCAGGTCTCCGATCTGGTCCAGCCGGCTGCCTTGGCGATCGATGCCGCCACACCGGGCGTCACCATGCGATGCCGCGGCACCATGATGGCCGGATGGCCAGGCTTGCGGAACTTGCTGTGCTTCGTGCCGCCGACCTCCTCCCAGCCCTCGCGCAGCAGCCGAGCGGTGATCCGGGCGGTGTTGGTTTCGTGCTGCATGGGCAGCTCCGCATGATGCGCAAATATATGCACATCGTGCGAGGTGATCAAGGCCCGCTCAGGCGTCCTTGAACGCCACCCCCAGCCCGCGCAACGCATCCCAGTAGCCTGGATAGGTCTTGCCCACGCAGGCGGGGTCGAGGATGACGATGCCTGAGATCTTGAGGCCGGCCAGGGCAAAGCTCATGGCGATGCGGTGGTCGGCATAGGTTTCGATCCGGGCGGGCAGATGCTGGCCGGCGAGGCCGGGGTCGGCATGGACGAGCAGGTCGTCACCGATCTCTTCGGCAAGGCCCGGCTGGATGCGGTTGAGTTCGGTCGAGAGCGCGTGGATGCGGTCGCATTCCTTGACGCGCAGATTGGCGATGCCGACGAAGCGCACGGGCGTCGCATTGAAGGCGGCGAGCACCGCCATGGTCGGCACCGCGTCCTGCATCTGGCTGCCATCGATCACTGCCGGCATGTTGGGAAACTGCGCGATGATGGCGGCGGAGGCGGCGTCGGGCTGGGTGAACTCGTCTGCCGGGACGCCCAGGTCGATGGCGCCACCGGTCAGCACCGAGGCGGCCCAGAGATAGGTCGCGGCCGAGGCATCGGGTTCGACGTGGAAATCGCGCGCCGTATAGCCGCAGCCCTCGACGCGCCAGGCGCCGGGCGAGAGCTGGCTGTAATGCGCACCGAAATGCGCCATGCCTGAGAGCGTCAGGTCGACATAGCCGCGGGCGCCGATGTCGTCGCCAGCCAGCGAGATGTCGATGGCGTGGTCGCCGCCGCCGGCCAGCATCAGCACGGCCGAGAGATATTGTGAGGAAAGGCCCGCATCGAGCGTGACGGCACTGCCCGGCACGGTGCCGGTGCCGTGTACGGTGACGGGCGGGCAGCCGGTCGGGGCTTCGGCTGCAACGCCCAGCTGGCGCAGCGCATCGACCAGCGGCTGGATCGGCCGCTTCTGCATATGGGCGTCGCCGGTGACGACGACGTCGCCATCGACCAGCGCCACGGCGGCGGTGAGAAAACGCGTCGCGGTGCCGGCATTGCCGAGGAACAGCGGCGCATCGGGCTTTGCCAGCCGACCGGTGCTTTCGACCACGAAACTCGTCGCGTCGGGCTCGCTGATGGCGACGCCCATGGCAGCCAGGGCCTCGGCCATGCGGGCGGTGTCGTCGGACTTGAGCGCCCCGGTGAGGCGACTGGTGCCGCGGGCGAGAGCGGCCAGCAGCAGCGCGCGATTGGTGATCGATTTCGACCCCGGCGGTGAGACGCGGCCGCGCAGCGGCTGGGTCACGGGCACGATCTCGAGCGCTTCGGACATTCGCAAAACCCCTTGTTGGACCTGCTCCTAGCCGGGGCCGGACGCAATTGCAAATTGGAGGATGGATCAATGGCCAACCCGCAGCGCGGCGAAATCTCAGCCGTGATCGAGGGCGAGGAAAAACTGCTGTGCCTGACGCTGGGCGCGCTGGCCGAACTGGAGGCGCGGCTTGCGGCCGGCGATCTCGTGGGCCTGGGGGAACGCTTTGCCGAGGGACGGGTCTCGGCCCGCGACCTCACCGCGATCATCGGCGCGGGCCTGCGCGGTGGCGGCAATGACGTGACCGACGACGACATTGCGCGCTGGCACATCGAGGGCGGGCTCACGGGCGCCGCCGAGATCGCCGCGCGGCTGCTGCGCGCCACCTTCGGAGCGGACCAATGAGGGCCTTCCCCTGGGCCGAGGCGATGCGGCTGGGTTTTGGCGTGATGCGGCTTTCGAGCCGCGATTTCTGGGGCCTGACGCCGCGCGAGCTGGCGGCGGGGTTCGGGGCCGGCGCCGGGCGCGGCACGCCGCCCAGCCGCGAGGCGCTGGCGCAATTGATGCGGCGTTTTCCCGATGGAGGGCAGGATGGCCGGGTTTGACGAGTTTTCCAGCGGGCTGGGCGATGTGTCGTCCGAGCTCGAACGCATCGCGGACCTGTCCGAGAGCGTCTCGCGCTCGCTGAGCCGGGCTTTTCGCGGCGCCATTCTCGACGGGCGCTCGCTCAATTCGGTGCTGGGCGAGGTGGCGCGGAGCTTTGCCGATATCGCGCTCAAGGCGGCGTTGCAGCCGCTGGGCAATCTGGTCGGCGGGCTGGTGGAGCAGGTGTTTTCCGCCACCAACCCGACGGTGACGCCCTTCGCCAAGGGCGGCGTGATCGCCGCACCGAGCTATTTTCCACTCGCGGGCGGGCTGGGCCTGGCCGGCGAAGCGGGGGCCGAAGCCATCCTGCCGTTGTCGCGGGGCGCCGATGGCCGGCTGGGCGTGGCGGGCGGGGGCGGCGCGGTGAACGTGACGTTCAACGTCACCACCAGCGATGCGAGGAGCTTTGCCGCGAGCGAGGCGGAGATCTCGGCCATGCTGCTGCGGGCCGTGCGGCGCGGGTCAAGGGGGAGCTGAGGGGAGCTGGCCCGGCCGACAGGCCTTTCCCTCTCAGCTGCGACTAACTCACTGCGTTCGTAAGTCTCGCGTCTCCCCCGGAGGGGGAGAGAGAAAACACCGGCCTTTCAGCTCAATCTCCCCCATTGGGGGAGACGCGAGACTTGGCGAGCATCAGCGAGCCTAGTCGCAGCAGAGAGGGCGGATGCTCAACGGAGCCCAAAATGCCCTTTCATCCCATTCGCTTTCCGCTCGATATCGCGCTCGCCTCGCGGGGCGGGCCGGAGCGGGCGACCGATGTCGTCGTGCTGGCCAGCGGCCGCGAGGAGCGCAACAGCCGCTGGGCGCATGCGCGGCGGCGCTACAATGCCGGCTATGGCATCAAGAGCCGGGCCGACATGGCGGCCGTGCTGGGTTTTTTCGAGGAGCGGCGGGGGCGGTTCCACAGCTTCCTCTGGCGCGATGCCCTCGATTTCCGCGCCGTGGACGAAGTGATCGGCACGGGCGATGGCGAAACCCTCCGGTTCCAGCTGACAAAGCGTTATGGCGCGGATTTCGACCCCTATCTGCGCCCGATCAGCAAGCCGGTGGCAGCGAGCGTGGTGGTCAAGGTCGACGGCGTCTCCATTGCGGTCGAGACCGATGCGCTGACCGGATTGGTGAGCTTTGCAACGGCGCCGGCAGAGGGCGCCGATATCACCGCCAGCTTCGAGTTCGACGTGCCGGTGCGCTTTGACACCGACCGGCTCGATGTCGAGCTGACGAGCTTCGACGCGGCCGAAGCGCCGGCTATTCCGCTGATCGAGGTGCGCGAATGAGGCAGATCGACCCCGGCTTTGCCGCCGATCTCGTCAGCGGCGCGACCACGCACTGCGCCTGCTGGACGCTGCGGCGCGGCGATGGCGTGGTGCTCGGCTTCACCGACCATGACGACATGATCACGCTCGACGGCGTGCCGCACCAACCGCTGCTGGAAGGCGGCGAGGCCGCCGAAAAACTGGGAGCCCAGGTGGCCACCAGCGAGGTGGTGGGCGTGCTCTCGAGCGCGGCGATCACCGAGGCGGACATCCTGCTCGGCCGCTATGACGGCGCCGTGGTGGAGACGTGGCGGGTGGACTGGCGCGCGCCCGACAGGCGGCTGCTGCTGCGGCGCGCCAGCATTGGCGAGATCACGCGGGAGGATGGCGTGTTCCGCGCCGAGCTGCGCTCGGGCCAGCACGCCCTCAATCGCGTCGCCGGGCGGCTCTACCAGGCGCTGTGCGACGCCGAACTGGGCGAGCCGCGCTGCGGCGTCGATCTGATGGATCCCGCCTTCCGGACCGAGGTCGAGGTGCTGGCGGTGGAGGATCGCTACCGGCTGCAGGTGGCTGGGCTGGAAGGATTTGCCGAGGGCTGGTTCGCGCTGGGGCAGGGGCTGTGGACGAGCGGACAGCGGCAGGGCCTGCGCGACCGGCTGGTCAGCCAGGCGCGGGTGGGAGCGAGCGACGTGCTCGGCTTCGAGCTGCCGGTGGGCGACTGGGCGGCGCCGGGCGACCTGCTGACACTGACGGCGGGCTGCGACCGGCGGCTCGCCACCTGCCGACAGAAATTCGACAATGTCGTCAACTTCCGCGGCTTTCCGCATGTGCCGGGCAATGACTTCGTGCTGCGCTATCCACACGAGGAGAGCGTGCTCGACGGCCGGGCGCTCTATCGATGAGCCCGGATGTGATCGTGGCGACGGCGCGCGGCTGGATCGGCACGCCCTATCGGCACCTGGCGGCGACGCGCGGCGCCGGCTGCGACTGCCTGGGACTGGTGCGCGGCGTCTGGACCGAACTCTATGGCACAGCGCCCGATGTGCCGGCCTATCGCGCTGATCGGCGAGACCTGCGCGACCTGCTCGCCGAAGCCGAAAGCCGGCTCAACCGGTGTGAGCCGGAAGCCGGCGCCATTGCCGTATTTCGCCTCGGCGCACGACCGCGCCATTGCGGCATTCTCATCGCGCCAAACCGCTTCATCCACGCGCAGGAGCAGATCGGCGTGGTCGAGGCCAATCTCACCCAGGGCTGGGCCAACCGGCTCGTCGGCTGCTTTGCGTTTCCGGCGGGGACTGCGTCCGGCTCGGCATTGACAGTCTAGTGAAAATCTCGTCAAGTTCAGACTTGGGGCCGTTCGAATGTAACGGGATGGGCGATTGAATTCTCAAGACAAGGCGCGTTCGACTGCAGAATTGCGTATGCGCCAGCGTTATGGCGACGCTCTGGCCATTACGGATTGGTCGCGTGTCGCCCAGGCAGACATCTGGCCAGACAATGAGCTGCATTGGGAAACAATCCTCGGGTACCCCTTTGGGCCGACCGCGTTGGAGATCGCCATCTGGTGGCAGCGCCAGCTGGTCGGCCTCGCTATTGCCACTGTGATGGGCAACATTATGCTGCTCCGCTTCGTTGAAGGTCGACCGGGTCCGGATGCGCCTCTCAAGGGCCAGCGTGTTCCCGTTGTCCTTGATGTCGTCATCGAGTACGCGCAGCTCATCGGGCGCCCGGAGATACGGCTCAAACCCAACAATGAGCAATTGCGAAACTATTACATCGCAGATTGTGGCTTCAGAGATGGCCCGCAGGGTCAATTGCTCAAGGATGTCGAGGTGGCAACATGACCTTTCGCGGCAACTCAATCGAAATCGACGCGACGCCTTCCCCGACTGCGGCCGAGGGTGCCGCGCCTGCGCTCAAGCCAGCCGGGAAGGGTGGTTTCTTCGCCACGCTGACACCGGACCAGGAAGCCAGGGTCATGGCCTATCGCGGGCCTGAGACACTTGCCGATGCCAGCGACCTTGCAGAGGTACTGGCAGACGCCCTGCCGCAAGGCCGCATCACGCGCTAG